GCTCATGAACAACCAGCGTATCATTCGGGGGAAACCACAGCCCCCCGATGACACGCGCACTATCTGTTGTATTTTTCAATACAACCGGAAACTTCATGACATCACAACCTTGTTTAATAGTTCAATATGTGTTTGTAAGCATTATTGTTAAGTTTGACTCTCACTTTCGTCTTCCTCCTTCCCGTAAACGTCCAGCTTAACAATCTTAACGGCATTTGCGTCAACCACAGCAAAGCCTACCTCTTCATAACCAAGCACACGCTGACGGAAGTTTTGAATTGCTGTAGGATCGTCGTAAGTGGTGAAATCCTGACGAATTGGCATAACGCCCATTCTGGTGGTATCAATAAAGATTACTTCGTCATCCCCCAGATCATGGAAAGGAATAATGTCGGCGCCCCAAATGTTACCAACACCAGCGTTACGCCATACTTCTCTCATGGTTTGAGGATCCAGGTCAGGAGTACCCCACATACGAATGTCTCCTGCGCGCTTAGCGTTAACGAGAACGACGTCAGGACGATAATCTTCGTTCTCTTCCATAGCTTGGAAGCCAATATTAAATACTTTCTTAGTAAGCTCTGTTTCGCCGTCAGCAACAATTTCCTCACCAGCAGCGGCAGCCCGCACAACCTGCAAAGCGCAGGCGTTTTCCAGCTTAACAATAGCATTCCGCAGAGACAAACCTTTGCGAGCTACAATGTTAATCCGACGCTGACGTGCAAGCTGAAGTTTCCACTCGATACTGTCGGTAATCTCGACAGTCGGAACGTGAATTTCCCGATGACCTACGAGGTTTTGTGGCGCTTGCCCGATTCTTGGCAATACCCATGCCTCGATAGGATCAATGTCCAGCGGATACATAGCATCGTCATCAGGCTGTAAATAGTCCACCATAAAAATAGTACGTGCAATGTTCTGTTTTTCAATTTCACGATTTAGTGGTAAGCGGAGACTGGCTGCGAACGCCTGACGTGCCACATTACCCTGGTCACTAAGCTCGCCAGCCTGCGCAAACAACTCAATAAGCTCTTGGTTTTCTTGCATATTAGCAAGTGCAATATTTTCCCAGTTCATTTTTCTTACCTCCTTTCTAATCGAATTTCGTTAATTAAAGCTCTAAACGGAAGAACAAATTAGAACCTTTCATCTTAATAAACTTACCAACTGCAACATTACCAGCTGTAGCAGAAGGCTGCTGACCCTCTAATCCAGTCAGCTTACCATTCGCGGTTACATAGAGAGTTTGACCTGGCGTAAAAGAATCGCCTACATACTGGTCGGTCTCGTAATAACCCTGATGATAAATACCCACCAAGTCACCAGAGTAAGCCTGAAAATCATTAAAAGGACGGAAAGTGCCCTGCGGTGGAGCTGGATACAGGTTTTGGGACAAAATACCCCAAGCAGCGGTTCCGTCAGAAACAACCACCTTCTCAGGATCTTCAGGGTCTTTCATAACAATGGTGCCAGCTGGAATAACAGCAGCTTCGGTTTCCATTTTGTGAAAAATATCAATTTGTCTATCCTCAAATACCGCCTTCAACATTGTTTTTTCTACCTCCTTATCTACTTGTTTTTGATTGTTTTATAAATCCTGGCGACAAACACATCGCCACAGTTCCTTTTAGAAACGCTTGTGTAAATGCTCACCGGAAAAAATCTTCTCCCATAACCTCTCGTAGCGTTGGACAAGAGACTCGCCCCTGCTCTGCTCGATGTTTAATGGGGGGAGATCGGCTCTAGCCTCGGTTGCCTGCAACTCTGTTTCTTCCTCTTCGGAATTTTCTCCCGAAGCTCTAGTCACATTAGCTACAAGAACATCCTTAAAATCAGCATAAGCCACATCGTCCATGGTCTTCAAACGCTCTGTCCAAGAATTGAGTTTATCTCCGGGGATAGTGACACCAGCCTCAACAAGCTCTCTAAGTCTCGCTTCGGCTAAAGCTACCCTTGCAGCTTCAGCTTTTTCTTCTTCAACCTCATTCTTAAACTTCTCAAAGGCTTCGTTCGCCTCAACAAGCTTGACCTTCAAAGAAGCATTTTCAGACTCGAGCTTTCCAATTTTTTCATTATACTCTTCGGATACCTTTGCTACACTTGCAATACCCCAATGCTCAAGAACTTTAGGCAGCAAACTTAAAATCCTTTTGGTGAAAGAGTCAATAGCGTCTCTAACCTTGTCCTCTACATCATCGCCCTCATAAATAGCGTCTTCAATGGCGTAATAGACGGCGTCAAAACAATCCCAAAATTGATCGAGGTCCGCCCATCTCTCCATATACTCATTGAAGGTCGCCGCCTCGGCACTGAACCTTTCAACTACAGAAGCCCTTCTTTCCTCGGCTTGAGCGCCGTCATCGGCATTCTCAATCGAATCTTCTGTTGGTTCAACAACCTCTTCTTCGCCCACATCTTCGCTTTGAGCCTCATTTGCAACTTCAGACTCTTCGGCAACTTGGACGTCTTCTGTCGCCTCTACCTCAGTAACTGTCTCGGGCTCTTCTGCAGCTACGAGCTTGTCAGTATCTGTTACTTGAGTCAATTCTCCCTTAAGCAACAGATCGCCCCGATTATCCAGATTCATCTCTTCAACCTCCTTTTCTTCCGAAGTAGGCTCAACACCCCCCGTGTCGTCAATAAAGCCCTCCATATTTGAAACTGACACATAAGCGCTACATTGTTCATGATCAACCACAATTTTTGTATTTTTATGTGGATTTTCGTCTCTGGCAACGCTCAACAAAAGCGCATCCACGTCGGCAGGGTTCTCTACAATACCTGCACCACCACCATGACATCCAACCAATACCCTATAAACAGGCTGACCATGAAGTTTGTGCCCCTTTAAGGCAACAAGCTCAGGAGCCTCTTCCGCCGTATATAATTTTTCAAGGCTTTCGCCAACTGTGTAAAGAGCGTCCTTAAAGTAACACTCCATACTAATTCTACGGCTGCCGTCTGCGGCCCCCTGGGCAATCAACGCAGCATACTGCGGGTAGCGCGATTTCCAAACCACACCTGCACATTCAATATACCAGCGTGGATCCTCGGCTTCTTCGCTTGGTTTAACAAGAAGAGAGTCTGTAATAAATCCGATATATGGTTGACCATGCTCCCACGTGATGGGCTTCCCAGCATAGGTGGCGTAACAATCCTCAAGTTCGTCTCTGGTGAAATAATCGCCATTCCTATTACCACCCTCATGCTTGAGAATAAAATGTATAAACATCAAATCAAGACCAACACTCATACCCGCCACAGCTTTTGCGCCAGTAAAGCGCTCGGGGATCTTTGAGGACGAGCCTAAAACCTGGGTGCTTGCCGCTTCGAGAAAAAGTCTTTTGTCGCTCACTTTTCTCACCTCCTATAACACCCCAACGGGCGAGATCGAATTACCATTACTCCTTTGTGAAAGCTAACTCACACTCGCAATTGTTGTGAGCAGGGTAAAAATCATAAACCTCATCAAGGGAATACACTCGCCCGTGTCTTTCAATACATTCAGGACATGAATTTCTAAACATACATATCCAAGTGGCGCTGGTGTACCCCTGCACTAGGTGAGCTGCCACTACCGCCCCAGCACGGGTCTTAATTACACCCTCTCTTGCAAACATCTTTAACCTGTATTGCTCTTTGTTGAACACAAGAACCACCGCTTGTTTAATCTCATAAGGCGACTGGAGAGAAAAAGCGGAAATAACCTGGCTCTGTAAATCATTGAACAGCTTATCCACATAAAAGCCATTCCAGTTTAGCGTTTTGCTGAGATACCTGTTGTATTCGCCCTCATCTCTAAAAACTAATTCGTTATCATAGACGTAGCTGTAAACTGAATTGATTGTCTCAGTACCCAAATCTTCCATCTGCTGCCTAAAATCGGCAAGCACACTATAGACAGCTTCCAGCTCGTACTCGACCCCATTCTGCTCAATACCTTCCATAATGCGGTCTCTCACCGCACCATAGAGAGCAACCAGACGCTTAAGGTAATACTCCTGCTCGAGCCGCTCAAAATCTGAACTAGCACCTAGAGCAATCTTTTTGAACTGCTTAGCCTCTTCGCTCCCGCTACCGCTTGGCGCAGGAAGAGGGTTTCTATCCTCCCTATCTTCAGTGTCCTCCACACCATCGGGGCGTCCTGGACTTTGCGTTGGGGTTCCACCCTCAGGGCTATCTTTACTTGCTTGATAAGGCGACCGGGGGACTAAAATACCCGTCTCGTCTCTAATTTTTTTTTCAACGAGCATCCTTTCAAGCACGGTTCTTAAATCATAACCACTTTCGCTAAGCAGCGTCTGAGCCGAAATTACACCATGTTGATATAAGTTAAGCAGAATAGACTTAAATGTTCTTTCTTCCTCTAGGTTAACAACACCAATGCGAGGAATAGGATGTGTCTTGAGTCCGTTCTCTTCAGCGATAATGCGATACTCGCGCTCAAGCCATGTCTCAATCTCTTGCCGAACCCATTTGAGTCTCTCGACTAAGCTCTTTACAGACAAATACCCCTTACTATACCCCGACTCGCTGTCACCTAATAAAACGGAAGGAACAGCAAATCCGTACATAAGCTCTTTATTGATAAACTCATACTTCTTAGGATCAAGAGCAGTCACATCAGAACGGATATAGTCTATCTCCAAAGCATGGTTCCAAACCAACTGATAAGCCTTGCTGTTAGTTCTAAGCAGCTCTAAGAACTTGTCAAAAATAGCGGGA